CACGAACCAAACCCGGAGAGCTGCCTTCGAGATCTCCCCAGCGAATCTGAGCAATTTTTGCCCTTCGCCGACTTCTACTACTTGCACACTTATCGACTCTCACGCCGACTAGCCGATCTGTTTGGGATCACCACCTTCTCAAACACAATTGGTGCCCTTCGCACCATCTCACAGATTGACGCCAGCAAGAAAATCCTGACCCCGAAACAGGCCCATGCCGCGGACCTCACAGAATTCGACTATGTGGCATACACCTATTGTTCCGTCCAGGGCTTAGACTGGGACACCGATTATCAAATCGAAATAAATGACCTGACTGCGCGCAATTCCTTCAACAACATATATTGCGCCCTAACGCGCGGAAAGCGTGAGGTCCATCTGTTTGACAACCGGTTTCGCACTCTGCGCACTAACACAATCTACAACCAAATTATTGCACCTGGAGGCCTGCAACTAGAATTCTTCGCTACCCTATACCAAACACTACCACCTCACTGCCGCATAATTTAGCCCTTGATTGGTGGAAAGCATACTAGCCTTGAAAAACGGGTCCAGCACCTCTACTCAGACAAATTCCAAGCACTCACCGCCCTTGCCCACCTGGAAACCACCTACTACGAGGAGAAATACAATCCTCTCCCCGAAACCATCAGCTCCGAGGAATCTATTCCAGCCTACACCGAGAAGCCCGAGCTCAAGACGGCTGCCCAACGCGAAGATGAGAGTTTCATCAATGAGGTACTCCTAGGTCCCCTAGCTGCCCCAGAAGTCAAAGAGATGTACAGCTCACGCCAGGAAAAACACAGCGAGCAGTTCTTGCACGCTTACGACCAGAAAGCTGTATTCTCTTCCATCTTCCCACGGCACCTGAACAGTGACTCGGTCACGTTCGAAGCCGCACTTAAGAAGCGCATTCGCTTCAGCTCTTCGCAGAAGAAAGCCAAACAGCTCCGAGACAAATCACACCTCGGGCTCCTTCTTTTCCAGGCCTTCACAAAGAAATTAAAACTAAAGTCACGCCCCTTTGACCGTCTGCTCTTTGAAGCGTGCACTCTGGAAAATGAGGAAAAACGCCTCGAAAAACCACTCGGACAACTGGTGAACAATATCGCCCGAGCCGACCCGGACTGGGACCCACATTACACGGACATATTTATGAAGACCCAGTACTGCACGAAGCTCGAGAAAATGCACTCCCACGCCAAGGCCGGCCAAACCCTCGCCACGTTCTGCGATCAGGTTTATTTCACAACCGGGCCCGTCGCCAGGTACATCCAGCACCAAGTCAACCGCCAGCTACCAACCAACATTTACATCCACGGCGGCAAGACTAACGAGCAGCTTAATGATTTTGTCCGTAAGAACTGGGATGACACAAAAACCTCAAGCGCGAGAGACTACGAGGCTTACGATCAATCACAGACAGCTGAGTTCGTTCAATTCCAGCTGCTGCTCCTAAAATTTTTCAACATACCCCACCACCTGATTGATTACATCCGCGACCTTAAGAGCAACCTTTTCTCCTGGTGCGGCCCGTTAGCCTTCATGATCTTCACCGGGTTCACGGACACGTTCCAAAGCAATACCTTTGACAATATCGCCTACACAGCCCTCATATACGAAATACCACCCGACACCATCGAGCTCTACAGCGGCGACGATTCTGACATTAATGATCAAATCAGAGTCAACGTGTCACCTGGCTTCCTTAAACAATTCACTCTCGTCG